GTTCGACGCCACCGTGGATGGCTACATGGACGGGCTGGTCGGGTTCGCCACGCTGGTCGCGTGGGAGTTCTACCCGGCTGGCTCGCCAGCGGGCGCCACCAAGCCGAAGTACAGCGGCGTGTGCCTCGTGACCGCCTACGACATCACCACCGGCACCGACGATGCGGCCACGTGGTCGGGCGAGCTTCAGCTCTCCGGCACCATCACCCGCGTCGTCATCTGATAGGAGTCCACTCCAATGACATCGAAGAACGGGTCTGCCCCGACCTCCATCGCCGAGGTCACCGAGCTTCACATGCTCACGACCGAGGACATCCTCGGCGCCGTGGACATCCCCGAGGAGCTGTTGTACGTCCCCGAGTGGGGCGGCACGCTGCTCCTCCGGGCGTTCAGCAAGGGCGTCGAGCAGCGACTCCGCACGGAGTCGGGCGGTCGTGAGAACTTCGACATGGACCGCTTCGAGATGCTGCTGTTCATCGAGGGCGTCGTCGAGCCGAAGTTCGACATCTCACAGATGGACGCCCTGAAGGCCAAGGGCACCGTGCCGTTCGACCGGGTGGTCAACGCAGTGATGAAGCTGACCGGCCTTACGAAAGAGGCGGTGGCCGAGGCCAAGGCGACGTTTCCTCCGCAATCCTGACATCCGGTTCCAGTTCGTCCTTGCTAGGGAGCTGAAGATGACGCGCTCCAGACTTCTGCGTGAAGTCTCCATGCCCGAGTGGTTGGGCTGGGTCGCGCTCTACGAGCTGGAGCACGACGAGCGCGAGCGCGAGGCGCGCAGGGCTAAGTCGCGGTCTCGCCGATGAGCGCGCTCGGGGAGGCAGCACGCATCTTCGTCACCGTCGGGTTCGACGGCGGCAAGGCGACGACCGGGCTGAAGGACCTCGGCAAGTCGATAGATAGCTTCAACGGCAAGGTCAACGCCTACAAGACGGCCATGGGCGGCGCCTTCTCTGGGCCGATGCAGATGCTCGGCAACATCGGCGACGCGATGGATGGCTTCAAGGGCATCGCCGGGGCGGTCTCCGGGCTCGCGCAGTCCCTCCTCGGTGGGGCAGCCCGCAACGAGCAGTACGCCACCTCGTTCGAGGTGCTCCTCGGCTCCTCGGCCAAGGCGCAGCAGAAGCTCGCCGAGCTGCGCCAGTTCGCCAACACCACCCCGTTCACCCTGCCGGGCGTGGTCGAGGCGTCGAAGATGCTGGAGGTCATGGGCGGGTCCGCCCTGAACACGGACGCGAACCTGCGGATGGTGGGCGACGCGGCCTCGTTCGCCGGACAGGACATCAAGGACGTGGCGGTCTACTTCGGGCGCCTGTACGACGGCATCAAGAACGGCACGCCCATCGGCGAGGCCACGATGCGCCTGCAAGAGATGGGCATTATGTCGGGCCAGTCGCGGCTCCAGATGACCGAGCTGGCGGACGCGGTCAAGGGCGGCACGATGAGCATGGCGGATGCGTGGAAGACGGCGGGAGGTGCGTTCAAGCGGTTCGCGGGGCAGACGGCCAAGCAGGCCGAGACGCTGAACGGTCTGTGGTCTACCTTCACGGACTCCATAGACGACGGCCTTGCCCGCGTGGGAACGAGGCTCCTGCCGATGGTCAAGCCTGCGCTGAAGGCGGTGACCGACGGGATGAACAAGCTCGCGGACGCGGCCATCTATGTGCTGGACAACTTCGACAAGTTCGGGCCGTACATCATCGGCGCGCTCATCCCCATCATCGCCGTCCTGACGGGCGCCGTGTGGAACCTCGCCGCCGCCGTGGTGGCCGCCACGTGGCCGTTCCTCGCCATCGGCGCGGCCCTCGCCGGGGTAGCGGCGGCGCTCGTCTACCTGTTCCCCAACGTGGACTTCCTCGCGGTTGCCTTCAACGTCCTCACCACGGTGGCCTACGTCTTCCAAGAGGCCGTCCGGGGCGTCTTGGTGGTCCTTGGACAGCTCGGCGACATCGCGTCATGGTTCGTCACGACGTTTACTCCCGTCGGCGATGTGGTGGCCGCCACGGGCGACAAGGTCGCGGCTTCGGTGGTCTACATCGGCAAGTCCATCGAAGACCTGCCCGGCAAGCTGGCCGACGACTCCTCCATGATGGAGACAGCGGCGGCGGCGTTCTTCGGCCCGGTCGCGACCGAGGCGAGCAAGGAGGCCGCCAAGGCAAAGTGGTCCTTCGAGGGCATGGTTGCGGGCATCATCAAGTCGTTCAATGACGCCCGCGCCGCGCTTCTCGCTGCCGCATCCGGGGTCGCCGACGCGTCTACCCGGCCGCTCGTCATCGCCGCCGAGATTATGAAGACCCAGCAGGCCATCATCGAAGCCGAGGCGCTGGTCCACGGCACCAAGCTCGGCACCATCGCGCACACCGCCGCGGTGGCTCAACTGGCGACCCTGAAGGGCGACCTACTCAAACTCACGACCGAACAGCGGACCTTCGGGTCGTGGTCCGAGAAGATAGCGAGCGCGTCGGGGTTCTTGACGAGCAAGGCGTACCTCGCAGGCATCAAAGACAAGAACCCGGAGATACGGGCGAACTGGGTCAACTTGGGCATCGCCACGGACACCCAGCTCCAGCGCGATATCAAGCAGGCCAGAGTGGACGGGATGGCGCAGGGCGCGGCCCTCGCGGGCGGGGTCAAGTCTTCGCTGCCCGCCGATGGGCTGCTGAACGGCTGGGGCAGGCGGCTCGGGGACGAGTTCGGCGAGGGCGTGTCGAAGGGCATACAGGAAAACGTCCACGACTGGCGCTCCAAGATTGCACTGCTCAAACCTCTCGTCGAGTCCGACTCGCCACCGGGTCCCAAGTCGCCGCTGCACAAGATTGACGTGTGGGGCGAGAGGACCGGCGAGGCGTGGGCCATGGGTGTGTCGTCTGGCATGGGAGCGGCTCCGACTGCCTCGCGGGCGGCGATGGCGCCGTCGGCTGCGGCGATGTCTTCCGCGAGTGCCGGTCGCGGCGCGGGAAGCGGGCCGGTCACCGTCGTCTACGCTCCCCAGATTGCGCTGTCGCTGGCGTCCCCAGCCGAGATGGAGCGGGCGTCGCGAACGCTGACCCAGCTCGTCGGCACTGGACTGGGCATGACGGGGCGCCTGACGCCCTTCCCCGAGTTCTGACGTGGAACCGACGGGCGTCGCCCTGTCGGCCAAGGTCGATTGGGCGGGCAACGGGTTCGGGGTCGGCGCCTACGACGACATCACTGCCCGCGTCATCTCGGGGAACATCAGCCGGTCTGGCGGGTCATGCGTGCTCGTGCTGGACAACACGGACGGGCGCTTCTGGCCGGACAATGCCGGGAGTCCGCTGTACGGGCTGGTCAAGCCCGGTCCGCGTTGCCGCGTCGTCGTGACGTACTCGGCCACGACCTACCGCCTGTTCGGTGGCCTTCTGCGCAGGATTGTGCCCATCGCGGAGGCCGGGGGCGCCGCCACCGTCACACTGGTGATGGAGGACCACCTCCAGCTCCGCAAGATGCGCGAAGGACTGGCGACGGTCGCCGAACAGGCGGCGGGAAGCCTGCGACAAGCCATCCTCGACGCGGTCGGGCTGACCAGCGGCTACCGCGACCTCACGGTCTGCCCCGAGGACGAGATGCTCGGAGCGTCCTACGTGGACAAGGGCACGGCCATGGTGGACGCCCTCAGTGAACTGAACGAGGCCACGCTGACTCGCCACTTCATGCGTGCCGGGCCGGACGAGACGTATTACACCCAGTACGTCGCTCGTGACCGCCAGTACCACCTCGACGCCGCGGTCGAGGACACGTGGACCGACGCCGACATCGCGAGCATCGACGGACTCGACTATTCCTACGACAACGTCGTCAACATCCAATCGGTGGACGGGACCGCGGTCCTCCCGCAATCGTCACAGGACGTGTGGGCAAGCACCGTGCAGTACGTGATAGCGGCTGGCGGGTCGAAGGTGGTGTGGGCCAAGCTGCCCGCGTTCACGTGGGCGCCAGAGATGACCACGACGGTTGGCGGTGAGGTCGGGCGCTCGCTGCACCAAGCCCCGCGGCCGACGGCCACGCGACGGCGACCGAGCTTCGTGCTCGGATTGTCGGCGTCCGTCACCTACCTGCTGGGCGGTCCAGTGACGGTGGGCATCGTGGCCTACGGGGAGTCGGCGAA